TCTAAATACCGGCTGTGTTTGAACGGTTGAGGTTGGTACGTTTGCACCTAACGCTCCTAAGTATTGGTTTAATTTTAAATATGGTTTTTGTTGTTCAAAATCAAATCTTGCTACGGCGTCTTGAAGTTTAGCCATATCTAGAGACTCTCTTTCAGATCCTACACTTGCGAGAGCTTGAATATCATCATAATCAGCCTGAGCTAGTCCCGGAGCTAATTGAGTTGCTTGGAACTGTCTATCTCTTTCACGATTAAACTGATCTCCATAAACTTGATTTGCAAGTTGGCCTAAGCTTCTTGATAAGGTTTCTTGATTTGCTGAACTTCCTAATCTACCAGCTTTACTAAACTGTGATTGTACTTGTGAGGTTACGTCTCCCGCCATTTGATCAAACAAAGCTTGGGTGTAAGGATTTGAAGTTGGAGACAAATAATCTCCCGATAAAATTTTGTTAATTTCAGATTGTGCAGATCCCAATAACGGATTACCACTTGTCGCTCTTGCTCTTGCTAAATCTAAAGCCGTATCTGTTTCTGGTGAGAAATCAACGTAAGTTGCTTCCGGGAAAAAGTTTGGCATATCAGATTGATATAAAGACTGTGCATCGTCCATAGCAACGTCTAGATATGGTCTAATAAACTCTGAAGGTTCTGCTTCAGTGGTTGTTGTTATATTTTGTGGTGTACTACCTTTTGACATGATTATATTTCCTTACTTAGTAAAACTGCTTTCTCCTTAAATCCTTTAAGTTTTTTGACCCAACCTTTACGTCCAGCGACTTCGACTTGGGTACAATTATTTTTCTTTGCAAATTTTTCGATGACTTGCTGTATCTGATCTAACCAATTTTCTAAATTAGATCCCCCGGCTAAAACATAACGTAATACTTTAGCTCTAGGATAAGATGCTATTTCTGTTACAACGGCACTCTCGACTCCGTTATTCCAACTAATAAACAGTTGAAATCTTTCTTTCTTTATCCCTTCTTCGATATCCATGATATTATAAGTGTCATCTAAAGCCTTTTCTAATAAAGGGGCTACAACTGACCAGATCATGAAGAGATCTTTTTTAGGAACTTGCGTACAAACGTTATCCGATAATGACATAAGATAAATTCTGATCAGTGTTTGAAGAACTACTATGATTGATAGTACAACTACCACTTGCTCTTGAAGTGATAAATAAACTATTCATAGCTGTTCTTGCATTTGCTGATCTTGGCATAAAGAGTATTACCGAATTTGATCCTATTCTTGCATCTGACAACGTTGTTGTAGTTGCTGAAGCAGTAAGAGTTATTTCTCCCGTACTATTTATTTTACCGTCCATAACGTTGTTAATTGTTATAGCGCATTGTCTAGTATGGGCTTTTGTATCAGGATTAGTTAATGGTACGTTAAGAAACTGATTGGCCATTATCTTCTACCTTCTTGTCTTACCTCTACATCAACTCCACTTAGTGTTGAAAAATTTCCACTAACAGAGATTCTCATTCGGTGATACCGATTGGTTGTTCTAAGGGGACAATCCCCACTATCTCGAACCGTTACAGCTGTTCCTTCTGTTACAGAGTTTATTTGTGAAGCTCTGCTTATAGGGGTTACTGTTACAGTCGTATTCTCTCCGTTAGCATCAACAATAGGTCTCGCATTAATAATTGTGCTACGTCTATTTTCAACACCTTCAAACTCTGAAGTGTCCACTGTCGCTGACAATGATCCACCTAAGAATTTCCCAAACTTTTTATTTTCAGAAAAGCCACTCAGTCCTAGAATACCTTCGTTATAAAAGAATGAGTCAAGTGATCTTGGAAGTTCATCTATTGTTCCAAGGGTATCTAATGACTCCAAAGTATTAAACGCTTCTTGTGAAGCTGTATTCATAAAGAGTAAGGCTAGTCCAGATCCCGTTGCCCACTTATCAACGGTATAATTATAAATTAGTAATTTGTTGTTAACACCAACGGCTCCTGTCGCTCCTGATCCTCTATAAGACCAGACAACGATACTATTGTTGGGGTCAATCGCACTATAAACTGTCTCCGGGTTAGCTGTAAAATCTTCAAAAAATGTGTTATTTACACGCCCTGTTCCAATAGGACTAAGCTCAGCACCACCTTTTAGTGCATAAAAACCGTCCTGTGATAAGAAATAAATTGTATTACCAAAGGTAACAATAGACCTTGGAGCAAAAGCTCCAATATTTCCTATTTTATTAAAAGAAAAAATCAGCGGAGTCCCTATATACTCCATTCGAAAAATAGCTCTTTCAAAGAAGATAATTCCAAAACTCTCTGATCCGACAATACCCATAAGTCGTCCATGTTCACCGGGGATATCTTGAAATCCACTTTGAGTAGCTTGACTCGGTGTCCATGTAGAGCTGTCATTGATACCTGACCATTTTACTCGTTGAGGGTATTCAACGCTCGACTCTTCTGTATATCCTGTAACAACAAAGTCTCTTATAACAGCGAGATATTTTGCTTTGAGAGATACCCTGTCTGAAAATGCAGTATCAGTTCCCTCTTCAAACTTTTGTATGTTATCTGCAAAGTTGGTCGCTAAAACGTTATTACCAAACTTAGCAAAGTTCCAATAATCTTTAGAACCTTCTGTCGTGCTATTACTATATCCGCCAGATTTACTTTTATCTATAAAGTCTCCACTGCTATTCATCTGATAGAGCTTTGACTCATCACCAGCATAGTTTGTTGTTCCTGTAGCTCCGATAGATGTAAATAAACCTAGTGGGTTTGTGGTTGTTGCTACAGTACTAAGTTCAACAAATCCCGGGAAACTTTTATATCCGTCAACAAGAGGAATAACATTGTCTGCTTTTAATGCTCCCGTATTCTTATAAGTCGGAAGATCAGTTTGTAAATCTCCAAATTTTATCATTAGACCACCACATCAGCTGACATTTGTAATGTTTGTGAAGCAGTTCGACCATTCTCTGAACTTGTGTTAGCAGTTTTTAAAGCTTCTTTATAAAGCTTTGCCCACACATCTAATCTTTCATCTTGCATTAAGAAGGGAGAGGACTCAGCAAGAGCAGAATATAAATAAATGTCCGGGTAATTTGTAAGAATATCATTAGTAGCGTTTGAGTCTGATAGAGCTGTCACTTTTTTAAAATGTCCTAATTCTAGAGTAACGGCGGAGTCTGGCTTAACACCAAGTAATATCTGACTACCAACTATAGTGAAAAATGAAGGCTTTCCAGCACTTACGCTAGTATTATAATTTTTTAAGAAATCAAAAGGCGCTTTGTATTGAAGAATAGAATAAGGGTTAGATCTGTAAATAACGTACTTTGCTTCGATAAATCCTGTTGGTAAATCATAAGCTTGTGTTCCTGACGCTGTAGTTGTTGTAGTGTCAACGACTTCCATTTCTCTAACTCGTAACTCGTTATTAATACGAGACTCAGCTAAAGAAATAAAATCTGGAATATACGATGTAAGATCATCTCTATTTAGATAGTTTGCTATCGCTGTTTTTAAGTTAGTAAAAGTAGATATTGCCATTACAGTTTGCCTTTATAAATCCTCAAATCTAGGTTATCTGGATCATTCAACCATTTTTTCATACGGCCCCAATCTTTGACTGTGCCGTTTACATTCATAATTCCTTGTTGTGATAATTTAATAACAATACTCCAAGGGATTGATGCTACTTTATACATCTTAGCATCTTGAAAGCCTTTTAATTTATAAGCTTCATCGTTAGCGTCTCTTTTATTGTTGCTTAAAATCTCTGATACATCTTGAGAGTTTTCAATGTGAATTTTTTTCTCTCCTTCGTCTAAGTGTATCTTTGATGTTATGACACCCGTTCCGCTATCAAGGCTTATTTTTTTGGTCATTATATTTTTATTGCGTTTGCTATTTCTTTATCAATGGTGTCCATAACTGCTAAACCTTGGTTTGCAATTCTCTTTTTACCCATTTGTAAAAATCTATCACCAGCTGAAGTTTTTGTAGGTACTTCTTTTCCGTCACCTTTAGTAAGAGTTAGATTACTTTTACCTTTGTGACTTCCTCTTTTATAAATTGATTTTTTAAACATGATTTCTCCCTAATAAGTTGAAGAGGGGGAATAATCCCCCTCAGAGGTATAAATATTAATTATGCAGTTAGATTAAAGATAGAGAAGTTAGCGTTAGGACTTTGTGCGATTAGACTCCACTCACAAAGTAATAATCTTTTCTCGTTATCACCAGAACTTGCTAATTCTTTGGTCTGGAAAGGACGAAGTGTCCCCATAGCCCAAGTGTCGGTCTGGACAATGTCCACCCTGTTAGCTTGCTGTAATCTATTTGGAATAAAGCTGAGCTCTCCGAAGTCTGATACATAAATATCCACTGCCCCTATGACTGACATCGAAGAGGCGTCACGATACGCCGTACTTACCCCTGTGAATGCACTTGCAGTCTGCTTATGACTTGGGGACATATAGACTCCCTCAGGATTTCCGCCTAATTGATAGGCTTTTAAAATACCAGCTTTTAGAAGAGCTTCACTGTATGTACGGTTTGACCCGCCCGCCAGAGCGGTCGCACCAGTACCAGCCGGTGAGGCTGAAGGTGATCCACCTACAGAGAAGTTACCCGCTGAAGTTGAAGTACCCGGAATGTTTCCGCCTACCCAAGTTCCAAAACTTGCTGACTCTCT